TTTTGTCGCGTCGATTGTTCTTTCTGTACTCATCTCTCCTTAGTTTGATTTGTTGTTGTTTGCGTTTGCTGACTCAGGGGAGATGGTGCAGATTTGCAACAAGCTATCAATCAATAAATTACCCCCCCCGAAACCTAAATCTTCAGGTGCAGGTGTCCAGTCCGAGGCGATGTTGCCGCGTTCGAGCTTGAGGTTAGTCACCTTGATGCTCTTGTTCGCTGTACTACCCGATATGCCCGTATATAGGATAATTTTTGCATTGTCACAGTCGGCCGAAACTACTGCGGTGGCTGTCTTTGCATCCGGGCCGAGGATGAATCTTGCGAGAGTAATATCTTTCACTCTGTCAACAATAGATACCTGAAAGTTCTGTGATTGAGATCCTGTCAGCTCCACCGCTCCGAAACTTGCAGTGAACATATCTCCTGCCTTTACCTCAAAAGCATCACTGATTACCGTGTGATAAAAATTGCTACTGTTCGGCCCTGTTGAGATTTGCTTGGAATTCTGAATCAGATTCCTTCCGCCGATCTGGATGGATGCCCTTAGAAGCTCCATGAACCTTTCGGCCTCCATGCGTTCGAGCACTGTGCCGGACTTGTCGACGAGGAGCAGCTGGCTCCCCTCGGGAAGCTCGGTAATCTTTATCGCGTCATTCGGGGTCTTTGTCCTGTTGTTGTCTGTTGCCATTTCTGTTGTCTGTTTTTTTGGTTGGTATTGTCGTTTTATTATGTTTCTGTGCCATGCGGTCAGCCCGTGCGGCATACCTCGATGTCGAAACCCCCGTAGTTGGGGGATGCGTCGTCGGAGACCCATACGGTGACGAGGAGGTCGCTGCCGGATGCAGCCACCGACTTCAGGGAGGGTTTGGCGGGGCATTCCGTGGGCTTGTCGGCCACGCCTCCGTAGCCTGTCAGCCTTATGAGGCTGTTGGCGGGGGTGAGGCCGTAGCTCGCCGGGAATCTCAGCGTGTAGCCGGCGGCGGGGGTTGTGCCTTTTGTCAGCGTGACCCCCGCAGATGTGCCGGGATAGAACCGGGAGGTGAGCGTGGCGCCCACGGATGCGGATGTCGAGCCGTCGGTGACGCGCCCGGCGTAGACCGTGGCGGGCTGCCTTACGCCGTTGACCTCGAGGATGCCTCCGAGAAGGAGGCGCATGCGCTTGGCGGTGCTGTCGTAGAGGGCTATCAGGTAGTTCTCGGTGTCCTTGGTGAGCGCGAACCCGTTGCCGAAGTAGCGTGTCATCATCGCGTCGGCCACGAATGTCGCCTGTGAGAGCTTCACGGTGGCCGAGGCGTTGTCGCCGGTGGCCTGTAGCTCGAAGGAGATCTCATGCCGGCCTTCGGGGACGGCCACGGTATAGGTGCGTGTGGCCGAGCCGGAGTATGAGCCGTCCGCTTTCATGGCGCATGCGGTGACCAGCAGCCGGGAGCTGTCGAGGAGCGCGCCTTTCACGTCATACGTGGCCACGGTGCAGTAGACGTAGGCGGTCTTGAGCATTACGGGAGTCATCTCTGAACCTGCGGCGCGTGGCGAGGCGTCGGGCGGCATGGACACGTCGGCTGAGACGGTGATCCTTACCGAGCCTATGCCGGTGGCGGTGGAGGCGGAGCGTGCCATGACCACCCTCGTGTCGGTGGCCGCAGTGGTGGGGCTGGCCGCCGCGCTCATCGAGACGGCCTTTCCGTCAGGGGCGGGGAGCGTCTGTCCGGCGGCGGGCATGACCGATTCGTAGGTGTAGGAAGAGCCGTCGAGCCTCGCGCACTCGCTTCCGTCGGCATCATAGATGCGGACGGCCTTCCCGTCGGGGTCAAGCAGCACGCGTTTGCCGTGGGGGTCGCCGGCGGAGACGGAGCCGGAGACCCTGACGTTCTCGAATGTCCCGGTGCGGGCTACGACATTGCCGTTGTACACTTCGAAGAGGATGTTGCCCTCTGCGTCGTACATCTGGACGTATTCGGCCATGAGGTTGCGCACGTAGGCCAGCTTGGCGAGCAGGAGTTCGGTGGCGATGAACTTCTGCTGTTCGCCTGTCACCCAGTGGTCCTTTCCCGGACCTCCGGTGGGGAGGGGCGGATAGGCTGTGTTCTTGACGTGGGTCAGCTTGCATGCGCATGCGTAGAGGCGGCCGGAGTTGTCGTCGCGGGCGAGCACGAGGTCGCGCCGCTCCTCACCGTCCTTTCCCTGCATGAACACGTAGTCATCGGGGTATTCGTCCCACAGCCGGGGGAAGGGGACGTAAGGGCCGTTTGTGACGACGGGGATGTCGGCGCGCGCCACTTCCGCCGTGCCTTTTGTGACGGAGAACGCGAAGCGCGACGGGCGCACGGGGTAGACGAGCTGCATGGACATGCCGGGGACATACTGGGCGCGGTTGCTGTCGACGCAGAACCACATGGCGAGTCCGTGGCCGGAGGGGTTGTCAATCTCCGAGACCGCATCGCCGTCATGGCGCATGAGGCGGCAGGAGAGCGTCACGGGGGAGTAGGCTCCTGTCATGGTGTCGTATTTCACGGCGGTGACCGAGGGGACGAGCGTCCATGTCACGGAGTCCGCGCCCGGCTGCCCCGGCTGTCCGTCATCGACCACGGGGATGCGCCTGTTGGCGAGCAGCGTCCTTCCGTCGGTGTCGTACAGACGGAAGGTCACCGACGAGGAACTGCCGATGTTCACACCGTTCGACGTGCCCGACGCGGACACGGGCAGCTCTTCCTCCAGCGCGTAGTCGTTGCGCGAGAACCGCAGTATGCCGTACTTCACGCGCTCCTGCTCGCTGCCGGTGGTCTTCACCACGTCGACGCTCACCACGGACGGCGACACCGAGCCGTCGGCGCGGCGGCTCACGTTGTCGGCTGATGGGACGAGCGTCCAGAACGTGGCCGGATCCTTCTCCCACACCAGCTGCACGCTCGCCGTCGCAAGTTCGTTCACTGCCATGCCGTATCCTCCTTTCCTGTCATCATGCCACGGCGGTTATATTGACGGTAGGGCCGGCCTGCATCCCGACGAAAACGGACTTCGGGACGGCGAAGGTGGTGCATTCCACCTTGTTTGACGGCATGCCGTCCTGACTGCCCTGATTCCATATCGTGCCCATCGGGTCGAGCACCGCGAAAAGGAACTTCACACCGGCGATCTCCTCGCCCGATATGCGCTTGAGCTTCGGTTCGAACGATACCTCGTCAGGTCCGCCGGTCTGCCAGAGCCGTCCGTCGGCCGGTGTGGGGTTCGGGTAGATGACGAACGGGTCGGACGAGTCGGAAAGGGTCTGCATGTCTGAGGCGATGAGCGCCGGTGTCGTGTCCTTGCTCCAGCATTCCGCCCTTATCTGCCCGAATGTGTCCACTTCATCGCGTGTGACGCGGAATACCGCGCTGTCGGTCTTGTACACCCACTCGCCTTTCTGCATGATGTACCATTTCACGGTGTACTTCGAGGCATCGGTCTCTCCGCCCTCGCTCCACAGTCTCACGCGTGCGTCCACGTATGTGTTGTCCGCGTCGAGCGCGAAGCTCTGTCCGGCGGTGCAGTATATCTCGGCGACCGATGTCGATGACAGCATCGGGAGTACGCGCAGGGGGTATGATGCCTGTGCCTTGGCGATCGAGTTGGCGGCCTCTATGGCGAGTTCGCAGCGGATGACCATGGGGACACCGCCGGAGGCCGTCACCACGTCGCCGTTGACGCGCAGTCCGCCGAAGGGGTACTTGGCATCCTCGCCCGCGCCTATCTTCTTGAACAGGCCGTTGTACGAGCCGCCGGTGGAGAGGCCGGCGTTCGTGAACGTCAGTGCCTCGTCATTGACGTACCACACGGTTGCGGCGTTATTGACCATGTCGGACAGCATCTGGTCGGTGTGCGATGTGTCCGACGACATCAGTATGACCTTGAGCACCGGGCGCGAAGCTTCGTCGAGGGCGCTCCACGACGGTATCACCGCGTCGGGATTGAGCGCTGAGCCACGGTACATCTGCACGATGTCGCCCTCCGCGCCCATGAGCGCGATGGTAAACGTGCCGGCGTCCTGAATGTAGACGCACTGGTAGGAGGCGGAAGCCTTCTGGTCGCTCATTTCTGACCTCCTTCCGTCTCTTCATTCTCAGTGTCCGTTTCCTCCTGCGCGGGGTCGTCAGCATCCGCGCCGTCCTCAGGGCTTTCAGCCGCGGTGCCGTCCTCCTCTTCCGCGCCCCCTGCCTCGGAGGGGTCGATGTAGAAGCGCGGGTCGGTGGCCGCGGGGAGCGGGCGGCTGGAAGTGCCGTCCTGTTCCTCCTTTGCCTCGGCACTGTTGAGCAGCAGAGCGCCGATGGCCGATGCCGTCTCCTCAGGGTGCGCGAGGAAGTCGCGGTCGATGCGCTTGATGTCATGAATGAACGCGATGTAGTTGCCGTCGGCGGTGCGTGCGCGCCAGTGGGTCTGTCCGAGGAAGGCGGACACCGCCGGGTTGATCTTAACATAAATGAATCTCTGTGCCATGATCATTATGATTTTTTTGGTTGAACGTCGTTATTTTATTTTACCACGAGAATCTTTCCGTCGACAGTCAGGTACGCGCCGTCGACAGTGAGCGCCTTGAGCCAGCCGAGGTCCGAGACCCCGACCTGCACCTTCCCTCCGAAGTCGCTTGAGAACGCCGAGACGGGGATGCGCGCCTTCTGCCCGGTGGCCACGGGGCTGCCGTAGGTCACGCTGCCGTCGGCCATGCCCTTTGCCGTGTACCACGAGAACGCGAACAGGTTTCCGGCATCGGGTATGATCCCCTTGCCGTCGGACATGTGCGCCTCGTATTCGACGTAGCGCATCGAGGGGAGTATGCGCCCCGGGCCGGTGACCGTCACCCTTCCGGGCATCAGCCTCCTTATGGCCGAGAACGCCGCTGTCGGAGAACCCGCATTGAGCGCCACGCCCGATGGGTTGCCGTAGGCATCGTACCTCGCCCTCACGCGCAGGTCGAGGCGCTGCCCCATGAGGTCGAGCCTCACCTTGGCCTGTGTGCCGTCGGCGCTGACGGTTATGTCGTAGTCGGCGAGGGTCGACCCCACCTCCGTCCATGCGCCGGTGTCGCGCAGACGCTCCCACACGAAAATGCGGTTGGCCGCGTCCACCTCCGTGTCGCCGATTTTAAGCTCCGCGTTGACGGTAAGCTCGTTGGAGTCCGCCCGCAGGGGGTAGTACCACACCGTCTCCGGCTGGTCTATGGTGAGCTGCGGGAGCGCGGCCACGCCTTCGCAGACAAGGGTGTGGCTCATGACGACGCGCCTGACCTCGCCCGTGCGGGTGTCGGCGTACTCGCCCTCGAAGCGCAGTGTCAGCGGCTTGCCCGGCGAGGCGTTGCGCTTCACCGCGATCACCCCCGCGTCATCGCCGGAGAGTATGATGGAGTAGTCCTTGTCGCTGGCGGTTATCGCCCGTTCCTTGCCGTCCTCGATGGCCGTCCATCTGGGGTTGGCGTATGTCTTCGTCCCTGACGGGATGAAGCCGTCGGGGTCCTGCACGTCGAGCCACGGGCGCAGCACCGGGTGCGCCACGGTCCAGTCGGGGACGTACTCCCCGGAGGACATGTCGTACATCTGCATCGTGCCTACCGCTGTCTCGGCGGCTATGCCGTATGTGAGCGTCAGCGGCGAGTACGCCACCTGCACGTCGATTTCTGAAAAAAACTCTGTAGCCATATTGTGATTCCTTTAATTGCGTTATGCCCTGTAGCCGAATGAGGCGGTCTTGGGCGTTGTCCCCGGCCTGAGCCTTACAGTGGCGGTGAACACCGCCACCTTCGGGACGATCCCGGCGGTGATGTCGAGGTCGGCCTCGGTCAGCGTCAGCGACCTTCCGGCCTGTGCGTGCCTCATGGCCCACACGTTGTCCGAGTCCGCACGCCGGTTGCCGTCGTCATCCTCGGTGTACCGCGTCCATTCGATGTCGCCGTCCGCGATGGTGTCCGTCACGTCCTCGTTGTAGATGGAGGCCACGACCTCCAGCGTGAACTTGAAACTGCGCGGCCTTATCGACGCGGGGCCTCCGCGCAGCTCCACCCGGAACGTGGGGTCCCCCTCCATGAAAGACCATGCCGTGACATCGTATGCGGGTGCGGTCTTGGTACCCGTCACCATGCAGCGCCAGCGGCAGCCGTTGTGCCACGCGTCGCTGTGCTCCCAGTCGTTGGTCTCCGGGCGCAGGATGTCGCCGGAGTAGTAGAACTCGGTGGGGTCGTAAGGGCCTCTGTCCCTGACCGTGGGGAGGGGCTTCCCCTGATGGTCGAGCTGCCAGACGGTCTCGGTCACTATGTGTTTCACGTAAATGCCGGATTCCCCGGGCGCGATCGGGAGCAGCTCCGAGAGCCATTCGGGAAGGGTGCCGAACGAGACCTCGTAGTTCCCGGAGCCGATGATGGGACGGTCTACGCCAGACAGCTTGATGATGCGCCCCTCTGTCGAGGATATGTAGAACAGCGACTGCTTTGACTTGTCGGTCTGGTGTCCCCAGCGCACGACCCTCATGAGGCCGCACGGAGGGTGGTTCTTTCTGGCAGGGACCTCGTCATCGGGGTAGAGAGACACTTCAATGGTGTTTGCGGAGGCGTTGACCGAGTTCACACGCATGAACGACGTGTAGTAGTCCGTGCCACCTTTACCGAGGGTGTTGACCACCCCCTTGAGCACCATTCCGGCGGTCATTGCCGTGAAGTAGCCGTCGTACTTCTCCTGCACTTTCAGCAGGTATGTCCCGTCGGGGTTCAGGGTGCACGAGTCTATGGTGTCGCTCTCGGAGAAGAGCGTGTCGCCCTCCTGAGCGCCGAGGCGGTTTATGATCAGCTCCATCACCCTGAGCGCCGAGCGCACGGTCACGCTCTCGAACTCCGCGTTGCCCCTGCTGTCGATGGCAGCGCCGAGGCCGGTCATCATGCCGGAGACGAACTCCCCGAACTCCGCACCGCCCTTCAGACGGGCGACGGCGTTTGACACCAGCCCCTTCAGGAACGTGATAAGCCCGGCGGCCGTGTCGTTGTCCTTCTTGCTCAGGAACTCCTGCAGCGAACGCAGGGCGGACAGCAGGTTATTGTCTGTCCACGGAGTCCTGTCACCCGTGCGGATTATATCCGGCAGCGCTCCCATGCCGCTTTTTATACGGCTGACCGCGTCCTGAATGTTGTCATTGATGACAGAAAGCAGGCTTCGGCCGGTCACGTCGCTGATCTCAAGATCCATCTCTGCCGGATTATTTAGCTTCCGGGTTATTTTTGTAAGACGTGAAAGCCTCTCTCCTGTAGATGGGAAGCGTTCAGGACTTACAAGGCGTATCCTCCGCCCGAGGGTCAGGAACTCCCCGCGCGCGGCCATTTCCACATGGTCAGTCTTGGCCTTGTAGACCGAGACATCCTTACGGTTCTCGTCCATGAAGGCTTCGGCTGCGGTGGCCAGTTCCTTTTCCGCATCCTCGATATATTCCTGCGGCATCCTGATGTTCCATAGGATATACCCGTCACCTTCCTTTGGGATGAACACCCCTCCGGGAAGCTGTGCTCCGTTCATGCTGTCAGGCCAGATGGTCACAATCTCGAACTCGCCGGTCCTGCTGTCATAGTTGACCTCAAAGAAATAATCTGAACCTTCCTCCCGCCCCATGCCTGAAAGCTCAGCGCCCTCCGTGAACGACACACGTTTGACGAGCGCCGGGATTTCATAGTCATTCGGATCGAAATCAAGCCCGGGGTCAGTGAAATAATAAACGGTGTATGACGAACCGTCGGAGTTCCTGCGCTCGGCGGTCCTGACATTTCCTACACGGCCGGTGCGGTGAGGATAGATATGTGAGAATGCAGCGCTTTCAAAATGGTCTATCACACCGAACTCTTCAACCCCGCGCTCAATAAAGTCCGCACCTCCGGGAAGACGCAGGCGTGACGAGCCGTAGGTCTCAGGATCTATATTACGGCTGCTGCCGGACGGATGAAGGCGCGTAAAAAACTTTACATTACTGGCCTTGCCCTGCTCTATAGCGGTCAGGCCGTTATGGTAGCCAAGCGTGACCGCCTCTCCGTGCTCACAACGGCAAAGGTTGACTGTCGTGCCATCTATCCAGTATTCGGTGTCGCATTTTTTTGCGAGCTGCGAGAGAGCCTCGTCACAGTATGTGCCCTCGTAGTCAATGGTGATATTATCAGAACCGTCCACACTCCCGACCTTCCAGTCGTCAGCGCCTGTGGCCTCATTGATACATCTTACGATCATTGCCATGTGCTCGCGCGGAGGCGCTGTCAGAGAGAACACCGTCTCATGACCGCCGTCCGTCCTGTCCTGAACCAGATAGCGGCCGATAAGACTGCCCGGTGAATACAGCTGGACGGAATAGGCCCACTCCCCGGCGGATTTCTGTCGCGGGGCGTAGCGCTCCGCCACCATGTAACGGCGGCCACAGAACTCCGCGTAGTCATCAACCTCAAGGACGGTGCAGGCGCAGTGGGTCGCACTGAGCGAGACTGTATCGCCCCCCTGCAACGCCTCCTGCTGTGTCGAGCTGTCCGTGGGCGAGAGCGCCACACGCAGATCCCCGTGTTTTGAATAGATTTTAAATGCCATTTTATCGCCGTTTAACCGTTGTTTGAACTGTAATTGTAATCCGGGTTGGGTTCTGTGAAAGTAATCCTGAAAGTGGCGTAGACTTTGCCGTCAAGTCGCGTCAGCTGTTTCCATTCATCACAATCCGAGTAACAGAAGCGGAAATCCTTGTTAAGCTCCGTAAGCCTGAGTGTGAGCCAGCCGTCATCATCACCCGTGCACAGCATGGCCACGAACCGTGAATACCTGTCAAGGAAATCCGAGGCATCATTACCTTCGATTGCAAACCGCAGGGTGACCGACCGCTCCTCAAGGCGCGTAACGATCTTCCGTGGATACTTCCGGCCGTCATCCTCCGGGAAATCGACGGATGTCCGCGATTTCGCACGGCCTATCTTGAGCAGGGCTGAGTAGTTTTCGAACTCACCCTCCTCCTCTTCGGCCAGATATGCGCCATAAGTCTCGTATACATCGAGCCCGTTTATATAAAGGAGACCTTTGAGTATTTCCATTGCCGTCAGTTATTAAGCGATATTCCTTCGCGGTTGATTCTTTCAAGCTGTTCCATTATGCCGTCGAGTTTCTCGTTGGCCTTTTCCGTATTATCCTTGATGCCTTGGAGGTGGCTGACAGCGTTGGCCAGCCCGTCGGCCATGTCCTCGACATTCTCGTCTATCGACGCTTCATGGGCGCGTACAGATATGAACAGGCCCTCGAGCTTCGTTCCCTGATCCTGTGTAAGCGTCGCGAAAGTACCGGCCTTTCCAGTCTGGACACTGTCCGTGTCATTCCACAGGTCAAAGCCCATTGACGATGCCTTTTCCTGCCATGCCTCCATCCATTCCCGGGCCGTCTCGATGTCATTTCCGATACCGGCGTAGAATTCACCGAGCAGCCCCATGGCATCCTCGGCGATAGCCTCCTCACCTTTACCGCTGCCGTATACGTCTTTCAGGTCTTTTTCAAGCGAATCGAATTTATCGGCGAAAAAAAGCGAGTATGCTATCTGCTGTCCGAGGTTCTCAAGGATCGATGCGCCATGGTCGGCGAGCACGCTGAGAGCGTCCTCCGAACCTCTGACAGCCTGTGTTACGGCATCCATTATCCCGTCACCAAGAGCCCCGAAGGTATCACTCAGGTATGACTTCAGCTGGCTCTCGGCTTCCTCCATGGCCTCCCCGAGACTGAGGAGGTTTTCCATGTATGCCCGTGTAGAGTCGCTCATTTTCCGGGTATCAAGGATAACCCTGAGCATCTCCATGTCAAGTTCGCCACTGGCTTTTACAAGCTCGGGATACACTTCGAGCACCCCGCTGTAGAGGTCCTTTCCCGAGCCCCAGCCGAAAAGCCCTGTTTTCTTATGGCCGGTGACGATTTTTGCATCGGCCAGCGCCCCGATGCCTGAGTTATATTCGGCGAGCCTTCGTGCATATGTCCCGAACACATCGCCCGTGGCATTCTCGAACCAGTTCTTTACGGGCGCTTCTCCCTGCATTTCTTTTCGGAGCGCCGACAGAGCATCCCTGTATGCGTCGACTGCGTTTGCAGCTTTTGCCACCTCGCGTTCGCCGAATATATTTGTGGCATCCTCCATGAGGAGCTTCTGTTCCATGAGCGCAAGATTGTAGCGCCGCTGGAAGTCAAGGCGTGCGGCCTCAAGCTCTTTCAGCGCCTCCCTGTGCCGGACTTCCGCTTCAAATGCACCTGCTGCCAGATCGGCCACTACACCGATGGCCGCGCCGATTCCTCCTATCACGCCTCCCTTTGAGAATCCCTCACCTATGGCAGAGATACCTCCGAGCAGCTGGGTGGTGGTGTTCAGCGCGTCTGCGGCGGAGGTGTTGCCCATGGCATCCATCATGGCTTTAAGCTCCCCGGTCGCTTCTGCGGCCGCTCCGGATATAGATCCGACAGAACCGGCAATTTCATTAAGCCCCTTGGCGCTTGACAGACCGGCGATGCCCTTGCGCATGCCGGAAAGTATTTTCTCCCATTTATTTTCACTTTTGCCCGAGTCTCCGTCGAGCAGCCGCCCGATGGCCTTTCGTAGCTTGTCGAGTTCCGCAGGACTCGCCTCGATTACCGCAAGCTGCTCCGGGCTTATGAACGTCAGACCCTCAGCCGTGCCATTTCCGTTCAGGTAATCGCGCAGCTGCCGTGCCTGACCGATCAGGTCGTTCAGCTCACTGAGCCCCATGGAGGAAAAATCTCCGAACAGGCGGCCTATGAACCCGCTGTCCTTGGCAACCTCGGCAGCCTCGGTGTCATTTATCTCCTGAAGGCCTTCCGCGATTTTCTTCTTTGCCACCTCGATAGCCCGGTCTATCTCCGTAGCATTATCTTCCGTACGCGCGGCTTCGAGCGCTGCTATGTCCGCATCACCGGCAGCCTTTATGGCAGAGCGCCGGGTCTCGTAATCGGAATATTTCGACAGCAGGGATTCAAGTTCCTCCTGCTGTCTTTTCTGCTGTTCGGAAGCGTCGGCCTTTTCTTTTTCATCTATCCCGGCTATCGCCGCGTCATATATAGCGGCTGCCTGCGCGCGCTGGACGGCTGCCTGTGCGGATATATCATCCCGCTGCGACGGGTCGAGCCTTTCTCCCGTCTCCTTCAGCCTGTCATAGAGTTCAAGACGCTGGCGCTCCTCCGTATTGATACGCTCTTTCTCGCGCCCGAAACGCAGGGCGGCTTCCGCACGTTCGCGTTCGTACCCCTGACGCATGATCTCTATTTTCTGGTCCTCTATTTTCTGGAGGGCCTTGGCTTCGAGCTCGGCAAGGTTGTTCACCGGCTTAGGACCGCCGGTCCCTTGTGTCACAGAAGGGCCGGAGAAACCACCGATTGAGAATTCCTTGGATATGCCGGCTATCTCTTTCTGCCTGTCGCTTATAGCGGCGATTATCCCGTCATATTCATCATTCATTTCCTTAAGGGCGGAGTCGTATGCCTTTCTGTTGGATTCCTCTATAATCCCACGGGCATCTATCGCACCTCCGCTACCGGCCATTGCGCTGTACATGAAAGCCTGTCTTAGCCGGCCCATTTTAGTTTCCGCCTCGTCCGGGGACTGTCGCTTAAACTCCTCTATTTTCGTTTTGACATCGGCCGCTTTTGCAGTAAGGGACTGCACCTCCGCCTGATATACGAGCATGCGCGTGTACGCCTCTCCTTTTTCCGCCAGCACGTCATACCATTGCGCTATCGTACTGTAATAGCCGAAACTCTCACCGTATGTGCGGTTGAGCTCCTCGACCTTTATTCTCTCCTGATTCCTCGTGCCGGCGAAACCTTTCAGGCTTTCCTTCGCAAGCTCGATCTCGACACGGCTTTTTGCCGTGGCGGCACGGGCTTCGGCCTCCACCCCGGCAAACTCCCGTGCCTTCTGCGAGGCTTCCTCTTGAGCGTCCGAATATCGTTCCCACAGGGCGATGCCTGCGGTAACGGCGACAGAAAGACCGAGAGTGAGAGTCCCCATGAGCGCCATAGCCGCTGTATTCGAGATACGGAGTGACGATGCAAGGCGCGTATTGGCGGCCGTCAGCAGGTTCTTCGCTTTTGTAAGGGTCACAAGACGGAACGCCGAATCCTTATTCAGTGTGTTCATGACCTGCTGCAGCCCCATGGTGACAGCCATGACACTCTGGACCCTTGTCTGGATCTTGGCAAGATTCTCGCTTTCGGATGCGAACACGCCCATAAGGCCGGTGGCCGCAGTGAATGCACCGGAAAGTCCGTTTATCCCGCTGATCGCACCCTGAAGGCCGGCATCATCATGAGCAAGGATGTTTGTCTGTGTGCGCAGGTCGCCGATGGTATCGGCGAGTTCGGCCGCACGCTGTGCCATCTCCTGATATTCTTCCGTCCCTTGTCTTCCTTCGAGCCTCATTCTCCCCATGGATTCCTGAAGCTGTCGCAGTTCCATGGAGAGCCTACGGGTTGATCCCGTCGCCCCGGCCTGCTCCGACTCAAGGGCGGAAAGTATGGCCTTATCCTCTTCAAGCGCTCTGGTACATGCCTCTATCTCGGCACGCATCTCGAGCTGCGCCCTGCCCGGGGACATCGAGTCGTATTGTTTTTTTAAGGATTTCAGGGAATTTTCCACATAGGCCACCTGTTCCTTCTGCGCCGCTATACGGTCAGTAAGACTCTTGGAAACCCGCTCAGCGCTCTCACCGAGAACACGGACAGCACTGTCGGCCGCCTCGACCGCAGGTGTCACACCGTCACGCGCCGACATGGAGATTTCCACGGGAGAGGAGGAATTGTCGCGGAAACCCTCGACCGTGGCATCAGCATTCTCGACCGCAGATGTCACGCCGTCACGTGCCGACAGGGAGACCTCCACCGGAGAGGAGGATTTGTCGCGGAAACCCTCGACCGTGGCATCAGCATTCTCGACCGCAGATGTCACGCCGTCACGCGCCGACATGGAGATTTCCACGGGAGAGGAGGAATTGTCGCGGAAACCCTCGACCGTGGCATCAGCATTCTCGACCGCAGGTGTCAGGCTGTCACGTGCCGACAGGGAGACCTCCACCGGAGAGGAGGATTTGTCGCGGAAACCCTCGACCGTGGCATCAGCGTTCTCGACCGCAGGTGTCACGCCGTCACGTGCCGACAGGGAAACCTCCACGGGAGAGGAGGAATTGTCGCGGAAACCCTCGACCATGGCATCAGCGTTCTCGACCGCAGGTGTCACGCCGTCACGTGCCGACAGGGAGACCTCCACGGGAGAGGAGGAATTGTCGCGGAAACCCTCGACCGTGGCATCAGCGTTTTTAACCGCCGGGGTCAGGCTGTCACGAACAGTCATATCCGCTTCCACTGGTGTCGACATTCTGGTGACGAGGCCGCCGATTTCAGAGGAGATCTCGGCCACGCGCTGCGTCATCTCCTGATACTGCGTCGTATCCTGCCTGCCTTCAAGCCTCATTCTTCCCATGGACTCCTGAAGCCGGGACAGTTCGTCAGAGAGACGGCCGGCAGAAGTAGCAGCTGTCTCATGCCCGGATTCAAGTGACATGAGAATCGCCTTTTCTTCTGCAAGAGCCTTGGTGCATGCCTCTATCTCGGCGCGCATCTCGAGCTGCGCCTTGCCCGGAGACATGGTCTCATACTGCCGGGTCAGAGCCATGAGAGATTTTTCGACAGATGCGATCTGCTCCTTCTGTGCGGCTATGCGGTCTGTGATACCCCTTGACACCCGTTCCGCACGCTCACCGAGGGATTCGGCCGATTTCCCGGCCCTGTCAAGACCGGGGGTCAGGCCATCTCTCATAAGGAATTCAATCTCGACCGGCTTCATTGTTCTTTTTCAGCATGGACTGGAAAAATCCCGCTGTGCTCTTTGGCTTTATGGAGGACGATTTTTTACGGCCTCCCGGTTTGTTATTTTTTTTATGTCTGATTGTTTCGTAGTGCGGCGCGTCAGCGAGCATCATGCGCAATGTCTGGTAATTGACACCCCACAGGACGTGCCTTACGGTCCATCCTGTGGCCGCTGACAGCTGCCATACAATCCCGAAGGGGCTATGGGACCCGACATACCGGGTCGTTAACCCCCCTTCGGACTCTTCCGGCTCAGCCTCGGCTTCAGCGGGTTTACCGCCTCCACCGATCTGATAATGGTCATAAAATCCCTTGTCCCTATACACCGCACAGCCGTTACGGCTGCCGTGGCCAGAACACGGGGATCGGTAAGATTCCTGAGCAGCCATGCAAGAGGACGCGAAAGCAGAATACCGCTTACAGCCCCCCGGCATACCGTCAGTGCTATCATCCGGCTTACAGCCGTGCCGTGCATCGCCACGAACGCCAGCTCCTCATGCCTGTCATAACGAGACATCTCGTCGGCGGTAACACCCATCCCGAGATATATCCGTGCCAGACGGATCTGAGTCCCGAGTGTCGGACGGCGCATCATCAGCCGTAGCTGCACAGGGCGCTTGCGCCATGGGATGCGGAATGAGAAAAGAGGCAGGCTGACCCCTATGTCGAGCAGCGCGTCCGCCGCCTCCATTTCTATCCTGCGGTCTGCAGCCTTAATCATCCGGCGCTCTGGATCAGACGTACCGTGGCCTTCTTTTCAGGATCGGAAGCAAGCGTGAATACCAGCTCCCCGGATCGTTCAGCACCGATGTTAGCCGTCGCGGTCACGACAATACGGCCGTTGGACACCTTTACGGAGAACCCTGCGGGTGCGACACCGGCCGAGAACTTGCCGGAGGCTGCAATCTCAACGGACTGGCTTCCACCTTCCGACCCGAAACTCAACTCGGCCGGGGATGCCGAAATGAACGGTGTTGTCGGGTATATCGAGAATGGCGATCCGCCGTCCGCCGGTGGAACCATCTCCATCTCACACTCGATGCCAAGCGGACTGTCCCCTCCGAGCTTTCCTCTTACAGCACCGTCGAGCACCATTTTCCCGATCTCTATGGTCTGTCCTGTGCCGGCTATAATCTTGACACCCCCTTCAAGGGACACTGATTCTTCAGGTGCGTTCCAGCGTCCGCCGTCGACTGTGCCACCCATGACCGTGCGGCAGTTCTCAGGCAGGAGTTCTATGAGTGTGAATGCAAGGATGTTTGTCGCATCCCGCTTCTTGACCTTTTTGACGGGGGCGCTACGCACCTGTGCGGCATAAAGCTTTGTATACTCGGCTTTGTCGCCGCCCCAGTCTATGCCCTCGTCTGAGATATTGCCGACCTTTACCCCTCCGAAATAGAAGGCATCAAGCAGCATTATGTAACCGTCGTTTTCGTAAACCATGACTTTTATTTGAATTTTGTTAAGAATGGTAATATGTATCCGGCCTTTCTGATAAGAAAGCCGGCTGCAAGCCCGGCCACGAAGCCGGAAATGAACCATAGCGGCCACCGGCATGCAGGTCGGCTTTCCGATACGGCCTCACCGGCCTTCAACCCCGCCAGCTCCCGGGCAAGGGCGGCCTGTTTTACCCTGCTGCGGTCAAGTTCCCACATAAGGGAATCCACCGTCTCGCTTTGACGCAGGTTCATATCGAAGTAATATCTGTAAAGCCGGCTTACCGAATCGCAATGCCCGGTGGCGTATATCTCGTCGCCATGCCGCATGAGCTCGATGCCGGCACGGCCATCGCTGGCGCGGTATGACGCGCCCTCCGGGAGATCACGGAGGTTCGTCATTGTCACCGTCAGTGTTGCCGACGACTCCGGCACGGTCTGCGACTGTTCCATGACAGTCGTCCGGGCGGTCCCGTTCACACTGTGGCGGCTCTGTGTCACTGTGACATCTGTCTGCATCACGCTGTCCGTCATACCGGCGCTTTTCACCTCCCCGACAGACAGCGAGCGGCAGGAGGTGACGGTCTCTTTCGGCGCGCCGCAGCTGCCCAGTGCCAGCAGGACGCTCATTGCCGTTATCATGAGGAATGTCCCTCTGATTCTTGTTTTCATTTCTGTTGTTGCGTAATTTGTTTATTGTGGATCTGAGCTGTTCGACCTCGCGGGTCAGAGCGCCGAGCTTGGCCAGCATCTCTTCCTGATTGGCCTGTAGGCTGGCGTTCTCACGCCTGAGCTGGACATTCTCGGCAAGTATCTTCCTGTTCTCCTCTGAGAGGAGGTTGATGGATGCCTGAAGTTTTGCCAGCATGTCATTGTCGCGCTCCCTGCGGTTTGCCATCCAGCTGAACACGGCCCCCAGAAAACCGCCGGGGAGCGAGTATGTCAGCAAATTTATGAGCAGTTCCATCATGCCTCCGTATTTTTAGGACGGACTCCGTTTATTCGGAGCCTCCCTGAACGAGCGCGGCAACGCCCTTCAGATCCTTCCGCATTATACGGCCTCCCGCACGCACAAGGAACGAATAGATGTCACCGTAATAGGTCGGGTCTCCTTCTTTCTCGAAGGCCTTCACCTTGCCGAGCGCGCGGCATACGCTCTGCTCGTGCCATGCCAGTGCAGCCGCCACGTCGCCGGCCGCCCCCTCCGCACTGAGACTTTTCGGTTTTCCTGCCCCGTCATAGAGAGCGGCGCGTGAACGCATCATCACATTGAAACTGAAGAGTTTTCCGAGCACGCCGTTCTGTGCGTCCGCCGATGCAAGGAACGCAGTGTTCTCATTGGCCGTGAGGTCGTTGAGCAGCTGCGAGTACATCTGCGCGTCGAGAAGGAGATAGCGGCCTTCCTGCGGGATGTCATCGGCATTGAACTTTGTCATCAGGGCGAGCACGTCGGCCTTGCATAGCCCGGCACGTTCCCCGGTCGCACCGGGCGTGTATGCCTTGACCGGATCACCGGTCGTCGCCACGATGGCTTTCCCCTCCGTAGGAGACCATTTGTAAATAAAATCACGTGCCACATTGTCAGCCAGCTCAAGCTTGTCAAGACGGAGCACGCTTTCGCGTTTGTCGTAACTGAGCTCCACGATGTCCGCATGCGGTATGTGGATAGGATTGGTTGTGAACTCCTCGAGGGTGAATGTGACATCGTCATCCCCGCGGCGCTCCACCGAGGCCGGGAGTTTGCTCCTGTTCTTCTCGACACCGGAAGGCGCGCCAGCCTGCGGGATATGCACCACCTTTCCTTGGTTGACAAACTCGTCAGCGTTAAACGCCTTGCTCAGGAAGCTGTTGCTTGCAAACAGCCCCTCGACAATCGCCGCCGCCCAGATTTCTTTCTGAATTGCCATTGCTTTTTTTGATTGTTTCTTGGTTAGACATCAGAGCGACGGTTCGACACCGAAGCGCTCCTTGAATTTCTCTTTATAGATTTCCGGGGCCTTGTCCTTCAATTCGAGAAGCTTGCCGGCGCGGTCCAGCTCGTCCCAGCTCTTGGCTTTCAGATCGCCGAGGGCCGGGCAGCCATCACCGCTGAGCTGTCCGCTTACAGACCGGCGGCGCGGTATGGCATCAAGCATGGCCTTGGCGCTGTCAAAGTCCTTGTCGAACAGCGAGAGCATCCCGTCGCGGCCCTTTGCGTCGATACGGCCGTCCCTGATGGCCTCGTCCGTGAGTCTCACCGCGTCCGCCTTGCGCGCCTCGGCCTTCTCCCTGTTCTGCCTGTCAATAGCGTCCGTGAGGGTCGCATTCTCCGCCTTTACGCGGTCTCTGTCCTTGATGATCTCCTGCACGGCCACCGTGATTTCGTCCTGACCGGCCGAGTCACTGAGGTTAAGAATTCCTGTTAGTACACTCATTTTTTGATACTGTTTTGATTGGTTATTACTGCCGTCCATCAGCCTGACGATACGGTCGGTATCGCTCAGGTCTATAGGATCTTTACTTTCCCTGTCATAGAACACAAGGGCGTTATGGTTCGCGCCTATGGTGACGATGCTTGCTTCCCTTACCGTCCATCTGGTGACAGTCGGAAGCGTCTGGCCGGGGAGCATGAGGTCGAACGCGTCGCTCTTTTCCTCAGGCGGCCACGCCCCGATGGAGGCCATGCGTATAAAACCGTCCGCCACCTTGCGGGCCACTTCGGACGCACGCGGGTCCTTTTCATCGAAAACGGCATCCGCGAGGATGCGGCCACCCTCCGTGCGGATATTTTCCCACCGGCCTATGGGAAGGTCGTAGTCCCCGTGGTTGAGCAGCATGACGGGATTCTTCCTGAATTCCCCGAGGTTCGCCCCGGAGGTAAGCATCCTGAAGCCGTATGTGTTCACTGTCTCGTCATGCAGCACGAATGTCTTCTTTTCCATTTTTTGCACTGTGATTTTTACGCAAAGTTCGCACCGCCCGGCCACTCCGGCAAACCGGCCTGCGGCCGTCCGTGTTGTCGTGCTGTTAAACTGCTTTTAAACGTAACCCAGCGCAAGACGGTTATTTAAAACCGCATGTACTGTGTAACTTTGAACTGAAAAAATAACTATTTCTCAGTAATGACCGACGACCTGAAACCGACACAGCGCAAGGAGTTTGCAAAGCTTATATTCCTGCGCGAGAACATCACCCAGCAGGAAATAGCCGACCGGGTCGGTGTCTCACGCGCCACAGTCAACAAGTGGGTGAAGGAATGGGAGGGGCTGAAACTGAACCTCCTCCAGACACGCGAGGAGCGGATCTCGTCGACACTCTCGCAGCTCGACGAACTTGACCGCTCGATAGCATCCAAGGAGGAGGGGAAGCGTTTCCCGACGACTGCCGAGGCCGACATCCGGCGGAAGCTCACTGCCGACCTTGAGGCGCTTGAGCAGGATGCCTCCGTACGTGATATATATAATGTGTCACGCGGACTCCTCGACTACATCCGGCGCATAGACCTTGAACTCGCTAAGGAAATCAGCGATTATTTTGACGCTTATATAAAAGACCGCATGAAATGGGCAAGGTAGACGACCTGAAGGCATACAGGGAATGGAACGAGTACCACAGCTCGCTCAAGCGCGACATGGCCGTCGACAGCCTGTCTGACGCGGAACGGCGCAGGAAGCTCGCCCGGCTGGAGAAGGACCCGGTCGAATGGATCGGCTTCTTTTTCAGCGAATACGCACGCTATCCGTTCACCGGCTTCCATAAGAAGGCCATCCGGCGAATCTGTATAAACCCGGAATGGTACGAGGTGCTGTCTTGGTCGCGTGAGCTTGCAAAATCTACCGTGGTGTTCATGTGCATGATGTATCTGGTCTGCACCGGCCGCAAGCGCAACGTGCTCCTCATTTCCAATTCCGCCGAAAACGCCACGCGTCTGCTTGAGCCGTACAGGAAGGCGTTCGAGTCGAACTCACTTCTGAAGGCATATTACGGAGACCTGCGCGAGTACGGTTCTTGGAAATCGGACGAGTTCTCCCTGTCTACAGGCTGCGCTTTCCGTGCGCTGGGCGCACTGGAGTCCCCGCGAGGCACACGCAAGGATGCAATACGCCCGGATGCGGTGATCGTCGATGACTACGACACCGATCAGGACTGCCGTAACCCGGACACGCTTAAAAAGAAGTGGGACTGGTTCGAGCAGGCATTATTCCCGACACGTTCCGTCTCCGAAGATCTGCTCGTGGTGTTCTGCGGAAATATCATCGCGCCGGACTGCTGCGTGAAACGCGCCGGTGAAAAGGCGGATAGCTGGGATATAGTGAATATCCGTGACAGGGACGGAAGGTCGACATGGCCGGAAAAGAACACCGAAGAGCGCATCGCTCGTATAGAGTCAAAGATTTCGGCGCGCGCATTCCAGCAGGAGTACATGAACAATCCGCTTGCGGAAGGCGAGACATTCAAGGAGGTCCGCTGGGGCAGATGCCCGCCGCTCGGGAAACTCCGCTTTGCGGTTGCATACGGCGACCCGGCCCCGTCCAATTCCAAGAACAGGGCCACATCCTTCAAGGCCGTGTTCCTCGTGGGCTATCATGACGGCGTGTTCTATATCTATACCGGCTATCTCGACCATGTGGTGAACGACGAGTTCGTGAACTGGTATTACTACATCCGCGACTATACCGGCGACAGGACTCAGGTGTACAACTACATCGAGAACAACAAGCTGCAGGATCCTTTCTACGAACAGGTGTTCATCCCGCTGTTCAGCGAAAAGGCGGAGACCCGAGGGCATATAGGCATCATACCCGACACACGTAAAAAGCCGGAGAAGTTCGACCGCATCGAGGGCAACCTTGAGCCGCTGAACCGGCAGGGAAGGCTGGTGCTGAACATCGACGAGCGCGACAACCCGCACATGAAGAGGCTTGAGGGCCAGTTCCTGCTTGTGAACCGCGCGATGAAGGCCCCCGCCGACGGCGTGGACTGCATTGAGGGCGCGGTATGGATACTGAACCAGAAAATATCTACCCTGACCGCCGGATCATATACCGTCGGCGAGCGCAGGAGAAATAATAAACGGTATTAACCAACCATATAACGAAAAATGGCATTTATCACACCCGACGAACTACGCACGCACCTGTACCGGGAATCGGTCTGCGCCATATCGCGTGACGACACGACACTGCTTACAGCGGCGATAGATGCGGCCGAGCAGGAGGCTTACGGCTATCTCGGCGCGTACGACCGCGAACGTATATTTTCAGCGGAAGGGACGGAGCGAAACGCGCTGCTCCTCGTCCTTGTAAAAGACATCGCCGTCTGGCATTTCATCAACCTTTGCAACGCAGGGACGGAGCTCCAGCTGCGTCAGGACCGCTATGAACGCGCCGTCGCATGGCTGCGTCAGGTGCAGAAAGGCGAGGTGAAACCTTTTCTCCCCATTATCGACGAGGACGGCGACGGCCACCCGGACGGGGCGGGCGAATACATATACGGGAGCAACCCGAAAAGGCATCAGCATTATTAACCGCAAACCACAGGACTGGATATGTCAAAAAAGAAGCATCCTGCCGCAAGGACCGGCGGGACACAGCGGACACCGATCATCGGGTCGGTAATCATAAAACCGCCGGTACGCCGTGTATACGATGTGGGTGACTGGCGCGCCGCGCTGCGTGCCGCCGACAACGGCCGCGTGAAGCAGCTATACGACCTGTATGACGATGCGATGATCGACGGGGTGCTGTCCGATGCCGTGCAGAAGCGCATCGATGCCGTGACCAACTCCGAGCTCACGTTCCAGACCGCCGAAGGGGAGGAAGTGCCGGAGATCACGGCTCTCATGGAGACCACCGCATGGGAGACATTACTGTCAGAAATCGCACGCGTCAGGATATATGGCCGGGCTGCGGTCGAGTTCGGGTTCACCCCGGAGTTCAGCGTGACACCGATACCGCCCAAACATATAAACCTTGACAGGAAAGTGATCCTCAGGGAGGACAGCGACGATGACGGCTTCCCTTACGAGGGTGACGGCTTCCTTCTTGTCCTCGGCCACCGCCGCGACTTCGGGCTGCTCCTGAAGGCTGTCCCCTATGCCATCTACAAGCGCGGAGGCTTCGGTGACTGGTCGCAGTGGCTGGAGCTGTTCGGCATGCCGCGCCGCGTCGGCAAGTACAACACCTATGACCCCGAAAGCCGCCGGCTGCTTGAGGAGGCGTTCGAGAAGGCCGGGTCCGCACCCTATGTGATAATTCCGAAAGAGGCGGAGGTGGACACTCAGGAGAGCGGCTCGGGCAACGGGGCTTCATATGACGAGTTCCGCAGGGCCAACAACGAGGAGATCCTGATCACGATCCTCGGCCAGACCATGACAACGGTGCAGGGCGATAAGGGGGCGCGGTCGCTCGGAGAGGTTCACAAGGAGGTCGAGGAAGGCAAGAACCGTTCAGACCTGCGGTTCGTCGAGCGCGTGCTCAACCAGAAGGTGGTTCCTGTCCTCGAGGCGAGGGGTTATCCCGTTTCCGGTGGCCGTTTCATCTTTCCACAGGCCGTGGAGCAGCTGTCGGTGAACGATGTCGTGCAGCTGTCATCGGTGCTTGACATACCGCAGAGCTACCTCCATGACAAATATGCCATCCCCGCACCACAGGACGGCGAGCCCCTTGCGCGCTCCATGACGGCCTCCCCGTTCGGCCTCCCGTCCACGGACGACGGCGACAGTGAGATCAGGAACTCCGACCGTACATTCCTGCAGCGCCTGAAGGATTTTTTCGTGAAGGCCCCGCATGGCGGGGCTACAGCTGGCAGTCCCCGCATACTGATGAATGACGGGGCGACGATGGAGGACCGTCTGATAAGCGGAGTGGCGGCGGGTGAGCTGCAGGTTTTCTCGCCGGAGCTGTTCAACCATATATCCGGCGACCTGATCAGCGCCGTCCGTCCGGCATTCAGGCGCAACACCGCCAACGCGGACACGTCATACGCCTACGGACTGCGCGATGATGCCTTTGTCACCGCCCTTGAGATGAACCTGTTCCACTTCTCCGCAGGAAAGACCCTCGCCGAGATACAGGCGCTGAACGGGGCGTTCCGGGAATCGTCGTCCTACACGGACTTCGAGAAGCGGGCACGGGAGATCTGCGGCACGTTCAACCGCACATGGCAGCGCACGGAGTACGAGACCGCCGTGCTGGCGGCGGAATCCGCATCGAACTACCACCGCCTGATGGCGAAGAAGAAGCTGTTCCCGTTCTGGAAATACGTCACCGCCGGCGATGACAGGGTACGCAAGGAGCACCGCGCCCTCGACGGTGTCATCCTCGGGTGTGACGATCCGCTGTGGAAGAAGATCTACCCGCCGAACGGATGGAAATGCCGTTGCCGGGTCGCGCCGCTGATGAGGCATGAAGCCGCCGGCGTTGACCCCGGGGAGATGCGCCGCCGTGTATCGGAATATTTCGACACGGCCGAGTGGAAGGCCGCCAGTGCGCAGGGATGGGACACCAACCGCAGCGAGACGGCGCAGGTCTTCACAAAGGACCAGCAGTACATACGCAAGTTCCCGGGAAAGGCGGCCAAGAGCCTCCTGCAGCTCTACCCGCAGGACTACGGGCTGGAATCCCTGAACAAGATGATAGCCGCCTCGGTCACACCGAGACCTGTGTACGCCGGGGCGGCCGATGGCTGGTATGAGGCGCATCAGGTGCTTGAGGACTATATGGGGAGGAGGGTCTCGCTCAGGCGCAAGGTCTTTAATTTCCATACCACCGGCGCGCATTCGTACCGCGTGCCTTACCTTGACTGCGTGACCGAGGCACTGAAAGACCCCGACGAGGTGTGGCTTAACAACTATTCCAAAGGGACGGGGGAATTCACAAACCTGAATTTCATAAAATTCTACGATGACTCTGCGGTAAATGTCGTGTGCGAGATAAAGGAGGGGCGGGTCTACGAGGTAAAGACATGGTTCGAGATCTGCACCGGCCCGAAGGGAGGGTCAAGGTCCAAGGCATCGCGCCTGAAAGACCCTCGCTGGAAATACCGCCGGGGGCTTCTGATAAAAAAATCGTAGGGGCGGGTCCTCGCGTCCGCCGTCCTTATCATTGGCGCTGCCAGTCCATGGCAGCCCCGCTTCATACGGTTGGATAGCCGGTGTCCCGCCCCTGCTTCGGGCTGACATGCCCCGCCGCTGTGATCAGACTCTCGGTGTCCCCGTCACCCGCTGGGAGCTGACACCTACCATTCCGCCGGTGGGCATGCTTACCGCAAATATACAAAATATTTTCAATATGAACATTGATGAACTTAACAGTTTTCTACAGTCGCTGCCGGGCGAGCTCCTTGATGACGCGTCACAGATCGTTTCGGAGACCGCGCAGGAATACTTCAAGGACACCTTCCGGCTCAAGGCCTTCGACGGCAACCCATGGACACCGGCGAGACGTCCCAAGAGCACGGGGTCGCTGCTTGTCAACTCCTCCGCGCTGCTCAACTCCATCCGGCCGGCCGTTGTCACCCCGGAGCGCGTGGTCATTTCAGCCGGAAACGACAAGGTGACCTATGCGGCCGCGCACAACGAGGGCTACCGTGGCCCGGTGGACGTGCCCGCCCACCAGCGCACCGTCAAGAAGACCGGCACTGTCTATGACGTGCGCGCCCACACACGCATGGCCGACATCGTGCAGCGGCGCTTCATGGGCGATTCCGAAGAACTCAACGGCATGATCCGCGACCGCATCGAAGGACACCTCGATTCAATTTTATAGATTCATTACAAAAACAGACATGGATAAAGAATTCATCATCGCCGTATGCGACCGCATACAGTCCGCCGTCCCGTCCGTGCGGTGGGTCGATATTGAGGACGGGCAGCTCGATGTCAGGGAGCGTCCCCCGGTCGCCTTCCCCTGCACCCTCGTCGACATTTCATATACCGCGTGCCAGACACTCGCCGGAGGGGCGCAGCGTGTCCGCGCTCAGGTGACAGTCCGTGTGGCGTTCCAGAGGCTCGGACCCTCCTCTGCGGCATGCGCCCCGCAACCGGCACGCCTGTGCGCCCTGTCACGCTTCGACACGCTTGGGGAGGTCCACTCGGCGCTGCAGTGGTGGAACGGAGACGGCCTCTTCAATCCCCTGCGCCGTCTGCGCTGCATCCCGGAGAAGCGTTATGCCGACATCCGGGTATACGCCGCGACCTACGAGACGGAGTTCTCGTGCTAATCCCAGTCCCAGCCCGGGTACAGCCCGCGCAGACGACGGCTGTCGGCCTCTTCTTTCACAAGGCGGCTGAACTGCTCCTGTGTCCCGACAAGCACGTTGCTGACCGTGCGCTCCTCGATGAAGAACTCACGGTCGGCAAGGATCTTCAGCACGTCGTCGAAGCGTCTGCGCTTGATCTCGGTCCAGTAATAGTAGCGGGCCGTCATTATCTCGTTGCGTCTGTCGAGCCTGTCCCTCCGGCTGCATATATCGACACCCGACCGGGCTGCCGTCCTCGGCTGCCGTCGGTTCTTTGCCGGGACTGCCTCCGGCATGTCAAAAAAAGGTAATATTCCTAACTCCCTGTAATCCATCACGCACTGCATTTACGCAAAATTACAAAAAATCCCGCTGACATCATCCGTCAGCGGGATTTTTATCCATGAATTCTGATTGAAAAGTGCGCCTCACGTTTTAGAACACCGGCCGAGATACACGAACGCGTCGCTCCTGATTTTTTTCAGTTCCTTGATCCTGACCGTGGCGCAGATCATGACCGACTCGTACTCCGACTCCAGCCGGCTTGTCAGCCTTTTCCTGACAGCCTCCGGCGTGTCGCCGCTGTCAGCGAACACTGTCAGCGTGATCGAAAACTCACGGTCTCCACGCTTCTTTATGCCGACCTTTGCAAGATAAAGGACCGGCTCGATCCATTTTGCCGCCATCCCCATTCAGTCAACGTCCGTCATTCCAAGCGGGATATAGCGCCATGCCCCCTTGTCGTCCTTGTACTGGGCGCGGATAAACTTCTTGGAGACGGTGGGCTGGTAAGCCTCCTCGATGATCCTCACGCCCTCAAGGAACCGCTCGTCGCCGCTGTCCTCGGCCATCCTGCGCAGCTGGAGCACGCGGCTGGCCTTGATGTTGCCCTGTCCGTCGCGGCTCAGCAGACGGAACACGGCGTTGACAAGGGCCTTGGTTGCGTCATCCTTGGCGAGGCTCTCGATGTAGCCTTTCACCATCGCGATGCCGTCCTCGACCGTGTCACGGTAGCCGTCGATGGTGTTCACCCCGAGGATCACCCGCAGGGTGCTGTCGGAGTTGGTGAACGTGTGGCTGTTCTGGCCGTCACTCGCCACCCCGGTCATCTCCGACTTCATCCTGAGTATCGCCTCGAAATTACCGAAGATCGTCTCCTTCACCAGCTTGATCTGCTCGCTGAGCTCACGCAGCTGCGGGATGGTGACGGAGATCTCGTCATCGACCATGCCGGCATACTGCCGGCGCTGTTCCCTGCGTTCCTCCTCCCTGCGCTTCTTTTCCTTCTCTGCCTTGAACGCCTCGAATTCCGCACGTTCCTCGGCTGTCATCTGTACATTTTCTGTTGTCATGATTGTAAAATTTTATATGGTTTCAAATTGTTATGGATTGTTCACGCGTCAAACCTCCTGCCGGGGATGATCAGCGTGTCGGCGATGTCTCCGGCCGGCGGTCTGTCCCTGCTCCGCAGGCCTCCTTTGCCCTTAATAGCCCGCAGCTTCTTCTGCAGGTCCTCCAGTTCATGGTGGTCGAGCCATGCGAACCGCCGGCCGGCGATGCGGGGGTCAAGGCAGAAGGTGTCGACCGCACTCCAGTCCGTCGTGTCTATCCCGAGCTGCTGCATGAGCCTCAGGCATGAGCTGCGCCACTTTTTAAGGGTTTCGACGCTGCCTGACAGCGCCTCCATCCCGGCGATGCACGCCGCATATTCCTGCGCCGTCATTTCCTTCAGCGAGTCGGTGCGCCCACGGGTGTACTGGCTCACTATCTGCCGTCGGCACTCCTCCCGGTCTCCACGGATCGTCAGGCGGTTGAACACCGCCCAGAACCGCCTGTAGTCTTTCGGTTTTGCTGTTCTCATATCAATCGAATAGGCTTAATTGTTTGTGATGGTGCTTGAAAAATTCCCGTTTGGCCTCGGCTATGTACCTCCATAGGCCATCCACCTTGAATAGTCTTTTGATATACTCAAGACCGCCGACAAACGCATCTTCCTGACTGCCGAATGTACCTTTGCTTGCTGACACACCGCAGGTATTGCACCCTGTTGAAGTCGCCAAGTGGTAGGAAATATGGTATGCGCCCTGTCTGCTCTTTGCCATTCCCAGTACACAGGCGTAGCCATACCGCACCGGAATATTGACATAGACTGCATCCGTGAATACTCCGCATTCATTTGGATCTGTCGCCTGAATATCCATCTGCGCGAAATCCCTGATCGGAAATACTCGATCGGCCGGAACGAAGATCATTGGGTGAATCTTTCTTGCTTTCATAGATAGCGCCACCTTTCGAGTTGTCTTATGAGATAAGTCCCGCAATGCACGGTGTCCTCGATATAGAACAGCTCCCCGCTGACCTTCCCGTCACAGTATCCGTACACGGTACTGCCGTCCTTGAACACGAACTCGGCCTCGCGGTTATAATTGATCTTTTTCAGATCCTCCGGCTTCCTGTATGTACGGGGCGGAGACACCCGTCTGCTGGTCTGATTCATAATAATGTCGTTTTATAAGTTGTTAATCAATTCCTTTTTTACCCCAGTATCTCTCTGCTCCATCCTTCCAGATCGTGTAATAACCTTTCGGGCCTATGGATCTGCCTTTGGAAATAGCCCGGTAACCTTCGATATATATCTTCATTGACGCATCAAACATTACACGGGTCGCGACCCTTCCGTCCGGTTTCTTACTCTTGGCCTGACTGACAAAAATTATCAGCTTTTTGGGATTCGCCTCTTTGAAGCGCCTGTAGTCCTCAAATGTCAGTCCTGTATATTGAATACTGTCGATTACATAGAACTCGGGGCTTTTACGCTTACACATCCGTTCTTCGAATTCATCTATCGGTTCTCCGTCGACAAGTCTGAACCGACGGTGTACTTCCGGCAGCCCTGCCCGGACTATTGAATTCTGTATTGCTACACTGACTCCCTCTTCAAGACTGTTATAGACAACCCGGCCGAATTTAGACAGCTCCTTGCACAACTGCATTACAAAACTCGTTTTACCATTACCGCTGTCGCCCCACACAAACCAGACACCATGTTTTTCAGGTGTGCCGAATGCTTCGCGCCACTCTCCTGTAAAATCAAGTGGATAGCGTTTCTTGTTAATCACGTCGTTAACTGATAAGGCTCTTTTCATATTTTTTGCATGCTTAATCAATATTCCGGCGGTGTTTAATCGCCGTTTGAACACTGTTTTCTAACTCTGGCCTCGGCCATCTTTTTCTCCCTGTGCACGGCGCTTTTCACACATCTGAGGTCGAAATCACTCTTCTCCGTGGCCTTGATCACGTTACTTATCTGACGCACGTTGTCAAGGCCGTTCGCCCTGCAGATGGATGCGACATCCGTCCCGTCCGTAGGCTCAAGCTCGTAGAACTTACGCCCTATGCGCGAATAAATCTCATTGTAGCCCTTGCGGTTGCCGCTCACGCCGCGCTCTATGCGGTGGCGGATGTAGGAGGTGGACAGGAAGACTATCCCGCATTTCCCCTCCAGACGGTTATAGAGGTTGATGAAGTAGTGAAACACATTGTCGTTCAGCTTGTCGCCCTCGTCGAAAATCAGCAGGGGGCTGTCCATCTGCATCAGCCGCTCTATCGCCGTGTCGAGGATGTCGCGGAGTCTCATGCCGGCGCTGCGGAATCCCACCTTCCTTGCAATCTCCCTGACGAAATCACCCTTGCGCATATCCTCGTCGCAGAGTATGGTGAACACCTCGCGGTTCTCCGAGGCGTAGATCCCGGCGGTGGTGGTCTTGCCACACCCGGCGTCGCCGGTGATCCAGCGCACCTTCCGCGACTCCTGCGCGTCTGTCATGGCGAAGATCATCTCGCGGAAGGCGCGGGTCTCCACGGTCTGCCATCCGCCGCTTGAGGCGGGTGTCATGACCTGAGAGGCCACGTTCCTCCACATTTCCTCGCTGATGAGCTCGTGTCTGCCGTTGAGCATAGCGCTGAGTGTCGCCGGTGATATGCCGTTGAGACTTGCAGCCGCCTTGTTACGGCTCGGGTATTTGCTTATGTATGTCCTCAGGGCCTCTGTGATCGCCCCGCGTTCTTTCTGTGTCATGATTCCTGTTTTTTAATTTCGGTTCTATAATTTTGCAGCCATGCGGTACTCGTCGAAATCTATCTCCCCGGTCTGCGGGTCGTAGATGGCCTGACTTATCATCTTGCCCACGTCCTTGCCGTTGTCCGGGATCGGGAGGCGGGCATATTTCCTCATTTTTCTCTCTATGTCGCGCTCGGTTGCGTCGCGTCCCCTGTTCATTCCTGCCATCTTAGGCCGGCGCAGTCCGTGGAGTTCCGGCGCTGTACCGTGCTCGTGCTCGATGGCGCGGGCCTCGGCCTGACGCTCGATCCTGTCTTCCTCGTCTGCTTTCAGTTGAGCGGCTATGTAGGCGCGTTCTCCCTCTGTCTGGTCCTGAACGGCACGGTGTATGGTGAATTTCGGTTCTGCCGTGGCCATATACCGGCCATCCTCCGTGTAGAGCCTTATGGATTTGAAGTCCGCCGGATCATACTGCACCTTGAACCTTCGCCCGAAATGCTGCCGGAGGAATTTTCTGTCCGGCTGTCCGTCCTTGCCACACACCTCGTAGTCGTATGTCTCGCCTCCGACTGTAATGCTGATACCGCTGCCTGTATATGTGGCCGGTCTCTTGGTATATAGCCAGAAGATGTCGATCATGTCGAGGTCGCTCACCGGGTGGGTCTTTTCATTGACGCTCGACTCATACATCTCCATTCGGCTGACACCCGTGGCCGGATGCGGCATAGAGTTCCACTCCTCGCGGTAGGCTGCATAGATTTCCTTCATCTCCTCAAGCGTAGGCAACTTGTCTACATTGGCCTGAATGAACTCTATGTTCGTCCGGCTGCTATCCTTCTTGGCAGTGATGTTCTGCCCGGTGAAAAACCAGCTTTTGTGTAACACCTGTGACTGGAAGCGGCCAAACACACTCTCGATCGTTTTTGATGACCCGTTATACGGTTTGGTAGGTCTGTAGATATGCGACAGCTGCTTGAAAAAATCCTGCGATTCAAGTTTTTTGTGGCCACCCTGATTGTCACAGACAAGCTCATTGGGTATGTGGCGCGATCTGCCGAGGGCCATCCTGTAGGCGTGATACTGCGCCTCATGATTCTCGCTTGTCGAGATATGGTAACCGAGGAACACTTCCGAATATGCGTCGATCACCTCGTAGACCTGCATGGTCCTCACGACATTCCTGCCACCGGCCATTTCCCTGTAGTAGAGGTTGAGGCGCGTGCCGTCGCCATACCACAGCGAGTCCCTGCGCTGCGGAAGTTCCGTCTTTAGCCTGTGGGCGAACTTCTGTGCGGCGGCCAGTTCCCCGTGGCGTGCGTCCCACCAGAGGCACGACACCTCGGGGCGGTTGAGGAAATCGGTGATGGCCTTGACGCTCTTGAGGCGTTTCCATCCGTTCTCCCTTGCCCTGCGGTTGTACTCGTCGAGCAGCTGCGCGTCCGTGTAGACCGGGGTCATGCTGCGCTTGAGCGCGATGATGCACCGCGCGGCATCCCCGTCGATCACGGCTGCGCTCCTGTTGCCGACCTTGCCGCTGATCAGGCTCATGTAGCCGTCTTTTTTGTAGCGGTTGATCCTTTCCCTCAGGCGGGCTACATTTGTCGGCAGGGTGTGTCCGTAGCGGTCGCGCAGCTCCTCGCTCGTCTCGGCCACTACGTCCCACACCCCCCTGACTGTCCCTCCGCACGCCCTGCGCAGTGCCCTGCAGTCGCTGTAGCGTTCGATGAGTATATTGAGCACCGAGGCGTTGATCGTGTATTCCTCGACCAGCTCGACGGGCAGCCCGGTGTTCGTCTCCGTTCCCTTGTCGTAACGATAGCCGGTGAAAAACGCCCGGGCCTCGCTGTCAAACACAAGGGTTGCCCTGACGGCCTCTTTCTCAAGCAGCTCCTTCGGATCGCCGTGCTTCGCCTCGAACAGCTGACGGTAGCGCAGGGGGAGGGAGTAGTAGTCGATGAGGGCATTCTTGCTTCTGCAGCCACGGGAAATCCTGAGACGTGGATTGCGGCGGAGAAGCGAGACCAAAGCCTCCTTCTTCATGATCGCATCCTTGCCGGAAGTCAGATCCTCGTATGTCACGCAGACTATCCTGTTATAATATTCCATCTTCTACTTTATTTTGAGAGGCTCTATGAATTTACCCCCCCCGATTTTCACTTTAACTCTGAGGCCGCTTTCTGGAGTGCGCCGATCTCGCGGATGCGGATGTCATCTACATGGATCTTCAGTTTCCCTTTCATGAACACTTTCGCATCACCCGTCTCCTTGCTGATCTCGATGACAGCGCCGTTAGGCATAAGCTGTGTCATATTGCCATACGAGTCGAAGATGCACTCCATCTCCGCAACTGTCACCATTCTCACGCCACCGGCCTCAAGCGCAAGCTTGCGGATGCGCTTTGCGAGGTTCGAGTCACTGTCATACGATAATGCCAGTCTC